GGACAACCCCAGTTGAGGCAAAAGAGCATCAATCTATAGGTAGAATAAAAAAATGTGCTCTCCAGAATTGTACTGTTGATTATACCCCGATGGGATCTTATATGACTTTTGCTGACACTGAAGCAACAATGGTCATGTATAGACTCACTCTGCAATTCAAAGAACTAACTCCAGTTTACGCTTCTGATTATGGAAAACAAGCAAATGAAACTTCTATCCATACGATAGGTTACTAATGGCCCACTATTTCGACTACCTCCCAAATTTTGAATACATAAATCGCCTACCAAATGCAAAGATAGGCGAATATACTCAGATAAAAAACTTCTTTAGACGAGGCAAATTATTTGAAGAAATTTTTAATGACCTAACCTTCTTCACAAAATACAGTATCGTCGGGAATGAAAGGGCTGATAATATTGCATCAAGATTTTATGGTGATCCTACGTTGGACTGGGTTATTTTTCTTTCTAATAATATAATAAACGTCCAAGAAGAATGGCCTCTTCCGCAACAAACATTCGATAAGGTAATGTTACAAAAATATGGTTTTTATGAAAATCTTTATGGTGGCGTTCATCATTATGAGACCCTGGAAATAAAGGACTCTAAAGGGCGGGTTCTTTTAGAGGCGGGAAAACGAATCAGCCCGACCTGGAGCACTAATGGTAATTATGTGGAAAATAATGGCGAGTATTATTTTGGGTTCTATGATGATGGAATCGAGCAGGATGTTTTAATTCCATCTACGGATTTTATTGTTGAGGTGACGAATTATCAATATGAGGTAAGAAAGGAAGAGAAGAAGAGGGATATTTTTATATTAAAACCTACGTATTTGAATGTGCTGTTTGAGAACTTAGAGGAGATTATGACTTATAAGGAAGGCGGGTCGCAGTTTATTAATAGGAAGTTGAAGCGGGGGGAAAATAGTCGGATTTATGATTATTGAAGGCGGATTCTGTTTGATGTGTCGATGCCTCTGGCTTTTTGGTAGGCGGAAAGACCAGCAGGCGTTGAAACATATCCAGTTTTTGTGCATTGGTATCTTTGTGAATTTGTATTCTTAGAACCTAGTTTTCCCCCTTTTCTCCCATCTTCTGTCATTTTTTCTTTTGAGCGACCGCAAACACCCGTCTTATTTTCCTTATGTCTATTTCCTTGAGTAATACCCCCTTTTCTCCCATCTTCACTCATTTGCTCCTTTGAGCGACTGTGAACTCCTATTTTATTTTCCACAATATATCTTCCAGCTCTTCTGCCGTTTTCTTGTCTTTGTTCGTAAGTTTGAGTGTGAATGCCTAATTTCATATCTCTTGCTATTTTTCCACCCTTTTTGCCAGCAGCAGATAATTCCTCATGAGAAAGACTGTGAACCCCAACTTTATTTTCTTTCGCGGCGTTTCCCCCCAATTTTCCATTTTTTGATTTTTCTTCAGGAGATAACCTATGTATACCTAGTTTATTTTCTTTTGCTATTTTTCCACCCTTTTTGCCAGCAGCAGATAATTCATCAAAAGAAAGTCCACATACACCTAGATTATTTTCTTTTGCTATATTACCACCAACTTTTCCATTTTCAATTCTTTGTTCTGTTGTAAGACTAAAAAAACCTACTCCCCGCTCTTTACAAGAATTGCCTCCTTTTTTACTAGCTTGGGTTCGTTCTTTTGGAGTAAGATTAAAAATACCAGTATTATTTTCTTTATGTTTTTTTCCAGTTTTTTGTCCTCCTCTTTTACAAGCATCTAAAGAAATAAATGCTCCACAACTCTCATTAAGACACCATTTATCAATATTATAAACTGGTTTAATCAATCTATCTTCAATATTATTTGCTTGTAACCATCCTTCATCAGTGTAAGGAAATACTTGAAGGATTGTTTTCTGTGGGGTATAAAATTCCCAAGCCCACTTATGAGTTTTAGGTGAACCCATGTAGTACTCATCAAAAACATCTTCCTTATGAACCCCATAGTAATAATAAGAGTTCTCTTCAAAGGTAATTTTGTATACGTAAATTCTTGGACTTTGGTTAGTCATTGTTATTCATTGAAACGGCAATACTATTTAGTCAAATAATTTTTTACAAAAGAAAAGGTGCCCCGAAGAGCACCAGTTCTTGTTCGTAGAGATTGCCGTTTCAACGAACTTACTATTTAGTCACTCATGTGGCTAGTTCTTGAAAACGAGATAATACATCGTCATCCTCATCTCCATCCTCTTCTAGAGGATCCTTTGAGCGGTTGAAGGACCTTTCCAGGTCTTCCATAACATTAGGCTCCCGAGTCGTTGAAAACTGTTCCTCGATCTCTTCTTCCTGCTGTTGAACCGGTGAAGGTGTGGGAGTAGAAGTTCCTAGAACGTAATCTAGACGTTTGGTGAGTTCTTCTGGAGACTTGAATTTATCTGGAGAAATAAGTTCCTGAAGGGAATAGCACTGTTTCCAGATTTTTTCTAGTTCCTCATCATCATCTGAGATGGCGCGAGTGTTCATAAACACGCTATCATCATAGTTGGGGAAAGAATTGTTATTGCCTGATTCTTTAACAGTTTTTACCTTAATTTTAAAATCTGCACCGTTCCACATACAAAATGGATCAATAATTGGGTCACCCGGAAATTCCGGTTTCATGGCACTCATAATCTTATCAAAGATTTTCTTGCCATATCTAAATAACATAACTTTATTTTCTAGCTCTGGATTGGCCGGGTTTTTGATCACAAGAATGTTACTATAAAAATTTAACTTCCTTTTACGAGCACTAGCAATTTTCTTATTTGCATCAATACCACTGTTCCATAAGGCCGAATTACGGTTACAAATTTCGCAATCATGGCCTAAACTTGTCGGACAATTTTCTATAAGCCAACGATTATTTTCCTTGAATCCGTGAGAATAAATTTTGATGAACGGCGAATCTTCCCCTTCTGGCTGTGAGAGAAAACGGATAATCGCAATTCCGAGACCCGAAGAATCTCTTTCAACCGTAAAAATCCGACTGTCCTTCTCAGAAGAGGAGGATCCCATTTTTTCTGCTTCCTTAAGAAGTTTCTCAGTCAGAGAACCTAAGGAAGATTGTTTTTTAAGTTGTTTAAAATCCATTTTTTAATACGATAGATAACATTAAACCGGAAGCTTTTTTGACAGGTTTACCAACCCATTATTGTCTATTTAGCCGACTGATAATTGGTCATAAGAACCAGCCGCTCAATAAGTTCTGTTCTGTTTGGGTTTTGTGCAACATAATGGCGAATAGCAAAATGCTTATCAGTCGCCAGAAGTTGTAGAGCCTTAAGTGATGTATTCAAGTTTTGTGAAACATAATTACGAACACCATTATATTCATCAGATGCCAAAATTTCTAAAGATTCTGATGATGTGTTTGGGTTTTCTGCGACTCGTTCACGAACAACACAATTTTTATCGGTTACCATAAGTTTTAAAGAATCAGGTGGTGTATTTGGGTTTGATGCAAGTCGTTGACGAACAATGGGGTCTTCATCAGACACAAGGAACCGTAAAGATTCTATTGGGGTATTTAAATTTTGTGCAACACATTCACGAACACCACAATATTCATCAGTTGCCAAGATTTCTAAACAATCTGCTGATGTATTTGGATTTCCCGCGACAAGATATCGAACATAAGGAGATTCATCAGTCATCAATTGCTTTAAAGTTTTTGACTCAGTATTTTGATTTTCTGCAACACGAGAGCGAACCTCATGATTCGTATCACCTGCCAAGAGTTCTAAAATTTTCGGAGAGGTGACTAGGTTTTGTGCGACCCCACAGCGAACACCAGGAACTTCATCAGTCGCCAATTGTTCTAGGACATTACATGGAGTTTTTGTGTTCCTTGCAATCCAACAACGAATATAATTATCCTCATCGCTCGCCAGGAGTTCTAATAATTCACTTGGGGTAGTAAGATTTTTTGAAGCAGATAGTTTTTGTTCGTATTTCATTGTTCTTGTTTATAATTAGTCATAAAAACCAACCGCTCAATAAGTTCGGTTCTGTTTGGGTTTTGTGCCACCCAATGGCGAACACTATAATTTTCATCAGTCGCTAATTGTTTAAGAATTTCTAGTGCTGTGTTTGGATTTCCTGCAACATAAGAACGAACAATCCAAAATCCATCAGTCGCTAGAATTTTTAGAGTTTCTTGTGGCGTGTTTGGGTGGTGTGCGGCACGGGCGCGAAAATTAGAATCCTCATCAGTCGCAAATTGTTGAAGAATTTCTTGTGAGGTGTTTGGGTTTAGTGCAACCCGGCAGCGAACATAATAATCTTCATCAGTTGCAAGAATTTTTAGAGTTTCTGGTGGGGTGTTTGGGTTTTCTGCAACACTAGCGAGAACAGCATAATCTTCACCAGTCGCTAATTGTTCTAGTATTTTCGCTGGAGTGTTTGGATGTTTTGCAATACACTTGCGAATATAATCAGATTTATCAGTCGCCAAATCTTCTAAAACTTCCGATGACGTGTCCTCACTTTCTACTAGTTCCAATTTTAATTCATGATCATCTGAAACAGTATCTTCAATATTCTCTAGTAATTCGTATAAATCATAATCCATCAGCCCACTTCTTGTTTATAATCAGTCATAAAAACCAGTCTCTCGATAAGTTCGGTTCGGTTTGGGTTTTCTGCAACCCAGTAGCGAACATAATGACCTTCATCGGTGGCTAATTGTTGTAGGATTTCTAATGGTATGTTTGGATTTTGTGCAACACGAGCGCGAACATAAAAATCTTCATCAGTCGCCAGGAGTTGTAGGATTTTTATTGGTGTATTTAGGTTATGAGCAACCCCGCCACGAATCTCCCAATCTTTATCAGCCGCCAACTCTTCTAAAACCTCAACAGGAGTGTCAACACTTCTTGCCAATTCTAGTTTTGTTTGAAAATTCATCAGCCCACCTCTTGTTTATAATTAGTCATAAAAACCAGCCTCTCTATAAGTTCCGTTCTGTTCGAGTTTTGTGAGACACGATGGCGAACCCAGGAATCTTCATCAATCGCTAGTTGCTGAAGAGTTTCTAATGGAGTGCTTGGATTTTCGGCAACCCTAGAGCGAACACTACAATATTCATCGGTCGCTAAAAGTTTTAACGTTTCTTGTGGTGTATTTGGGTTTTGTGCAACACAGTAGCGGACAACATAATCTTCATCGCTCGCCAGGAGTTGTAGAGTTTTTGTTGGGGTGCTTGGGTTTTCTGCAACATAGTCACGAATCTCCCAATCTTCATCAGTCGCCAATTCTTCTAAAATTTTAATAGTGGTATCATCACTTCTCGCTAATTTTAGTTTTGTCTCATAATCCATCAGCCCACCTCCTGTTTATAATTGGTCATAAGAACCAGTCGTTCGATAAGTTCGGTTCGGTTCGGGTTTTGTGCAACCCAGTAGCGAACATAAGAATTTTCATCAGTCGCCAGGAGTTTTAGGGTTTCTAATGGTGTATTTGGGTTTCTTGCAACACAGTAGCGAACATAAGAATTTTCATCAGTCGCCAGGAGTTCTAGGGTTTTAGTTGGAGTGTTTGGGTTTTGTGCAACGCAGTAGCGAACATAAGAATCTTCATCAGTCGCCAGAAGTTTTAGAGTTTCTGGTGGTGTGTTTGGGTTTTCTGCAACCCAGGAGCGAACACCAGAATTTTCATCAGTCGCCAATTCTTCTAAAACTTCGACAGGGGTATCTTCACTCCTCGCTAATTTCGCTTTCGTCTCATAATCCATCACATTTTACTCCTAATTACACGAACAACAGAGTCTTTATCATAAACGAAAAATGGTCTGTACTTACTAACCCTGGAACGAATAATCTCCAAAACAGGATCAGAAGACCCAGGCAACTTACTCATAAACTTCGTCAGGTCATCCATAACAACAACTGATTCTAAACAGATTCTCCCGGCCAGATAGGACTTTATAATTTTTGGATGACCCGATTTTGAAATAATCGCCTCATAAAGATGACAATCTTCCGTTAGGGTGTTTAAATCAGACTCAAACAAATAAGTAAAAGAATGAACCCGTCCTTTCCATTTTAAGTAATTATCCTCACCAGATATTTTCATTTCCCCGACCCACATTTTAGACGGATCAGAGGATTCTATAAAGTTTGAAACAAAATAATTCAAAACGTCTTTTCTGGCCTTTTTTCTTGAGAGTTTTTCAAAGAAGTATCTGTCCTTTCTTTTGTTGAATGATTCGATGTTTGATTTGACCTTACCAGAATACTTAAAGTAATCATAAGACGGTTGGGTGAAATGCATCTTTATGGCCAGATACATTTCATAAACTTCAAAGGGGGACATTAGATAGGGAGTTTTCCTAGGGATGTTTTCTTTAAAAAGTTAAGTTCGGTCGCGTTCCACTTGAGTTTTTCTTTTAGTGGCTTAGTGATTAATTTTGGGACTAGTTCCACATCAATATCATTAGCATCACAGTATTCAACAATTGCGGTGATGTAGTTATATTCTGGGTTTTTTATGATTAGGTTCTCGATTTCTTGTGAAAACTTTTCTGGCGAGTGGAACTTCTTTTCTAGTTCTTTTTGTAGTTCTTGTTTATAATTAAAGGTTTTCATGGTCGTCCTTGAACTTTTTAATGTATTTTTGTAGGAGTTTTAGGTATTTCATAATGTCGGTCTCTATGTACGTTTCGACTTCACCACTTTCACATGCCATTATAATAACTAATTTTTTAGCCTTTATACCCGTCATCTGAAATAACATCGCGGAATATGCAGCGGCCTGTACAAAATAATTCTCGACAAACTCTCTTGGTTTGACTTTTGCAGAAGTTTTGTAGTCAATTATACTCATTTGGCCGTTGTATTCACCGATAGTGTCTGCGGTACCGGCGACACCGAAATAATCAGAATAAAGAGGAATCTCAACACCAATAATGTTGTTGATTTTGTCTACTTCTGGCCTGATAATTTCAAATAAGGTTCTAGGTAGAGGAGCCGCTTTTGGTAAGGGCTCGTTTGCCAGGTAATGTTCAACAAGAGAGTGCATCTGGGTTCCTCTTGTCGTTGCGGCCTTGGTGATCCTATTGGCCTCTTCCTCTCCAACTCGTTGCCTCCATAGAGCAAACTTTTCTTTAGTATAATGAGAAGTAACCGTGGTAATAGAAATGTAGTTCTTTAATTCATCAGAATCTACTTTTTTATAAAAACGTTTTCCGTCTATGTGGAATCGCTCTAACTTTGGAACTTCTATCGGCTTGTGTATAAACATTTTATCTGGCTCTGATCATGGTGTAATTGTAGCATGGTCTCCTGGATTTGTCAAGTGGGTTCTGAGAATAATCCAAGGTTGTGTTTTGCAACAATGTACTCTTTAACCAAAGAGGACCTACAAATATCATCAATACCAAAATTAATCGTCTCAAAAGATTCCATTTGACCAAGAATCTTCAAGAACAATGCGGCCCCGTCTTTTTCTGATTTTTTTATAAGATCCGACTGGGCAATGTCTCCACTGAAATGTATCTTACTATCCAGACCGACTCGTGTAATGATACTGTCTAATTCATGATTATTACAATTTTGAAATTCATCAACAATTATAACGGCCTCGTCAATTGTCATCCCACGAATAAAACTCGTCGGCATAAAGTAAAAACTCTTCTGGGCCTTTAGGTTCCCATAAAGCATCTCATACTTTTCATCAGAATTAAAATCAAAAAGATTTTTAATCATGTACTTATAAGGTACTTCAAATTCCGCAATTTTTTCAGAAATTGATCCAGGGAGAAATCCAATGTCGCGGGTTGCAACAGTTGATCTTACGACAATTACCTTTTTATAAGGAGTTGATGGATCCAGGACTTCTTCTAGGGCCTTGTAAAGAAGACAAAGACTCTTACCAGTACCAGGGTATCCATGAGCCACGATGTTTTTACCTTCATCATAAAAATCAAAAAGTCTCTCTTGATTTTTCGTCAATGGTTGCAGTTCGACTAGATGATCAAGAGTTATTAATGGAGATTGTTCTTTTTTCTTGTTTAGCGGGATGTTTGCTTGTTGCCTGGATTTACGGTGAGCGCGTGATCTTGTCATAAAGTTTCCATTCTTGCGTTCATGCCGCCTGATTTCTTTGCTTTTTTAAGTACATCATTCCAACTAGGATGGGACTTAGACAGTTTATCTTGCCAAAATCCTGATTCAGCCACAGATGCGCAGCCTTCACTCCAGTCCCGATCCCACCCGTCCTTAAAGTTTTCTTCTTTCCATTTTTCCCACTCAGAAATAGTCATGCTGAGTTCTTTTGTTTCACCTGTGTTTTTGTTTATTACTGGATATAAAGGCATCAATAATCCTCCAAGGTTATACTACTCGCGTCTTCACATTCGACACAATCAACGCATTCATCCATTTCTGGATTATCGGCCAGAAATTCTAAAAGTTCTTCTTCGGTTAGAAGAATCTTGAAAACATGACCAGTCTCATGGTCTTTTATACAATAGGATTTCATAAGTTTTATGGGGCTAGTTTACCTTTATGTAGGCGTTTTTCTTCATAATACTTCCAGACATTAGGAGCCCATTTTTCAAGAAGAGGTGCCATCTGGGCGCAGAGGGCCTGAATTTCTAGTTGGGCGTCCATCTTTGCCCTAAGATCCATAAAATGTAGAACAGACCTGAGGTTAAATGATACTACAAAGTTTTGACGAATAGCTTGTGGGAGATAATCTCTGATGTGTTCCTCACACATCCCCTTTTCATACTTTGCTGCGTATCTCTTACACCCCTCATAAATGAAATCTAATTCATCATTATAGTCAGCGAGGGTCCAATCATATTTTTTACCTTGACGATTTGTATAATACCCTGGAGGACGAATATAAAAAACGTCTTCAACTGGAAGTTCGTCGTTGACAACCTTTAATACTCGTTTACCCGTATAGCGTTGAGATTGACAATTGTGTACCACAACTCCGTCGCAAACAAAATTATGATATTTTCCATCAACCTCAATATCATAAGTAATATCAGTCCGCAAAAACTCAATTGAAGAAATTGAAACAAAGTGTGTTCTTAATGCCTTATGTTCTTTAGCGTGACAACTAGAGCACAGGATCTCATAATTATCAATGTTATACGCTTGATTGATGTCTTCTTTAACAGGTGTTTTATGATGACAATGAAGTTTAGTTGTTGCCCCGCAATTAGAGCAGATCCTTCCATGATGATCCAGAATATTTTCTTTGTTATATTTTTGCCAATTATAAACTCTGACTTCTGTATTATCCGGATGTTTTCTACCAGGATGACCACATTCTTCTATTTTTTCATGAGCCTTAGAAATATTTTTAATTGCATTTTCTTTTCGCAATTTTCTTTGCTCTTCGGTAAAATGAGAGGTATCCAGTTTTTTACCAGTATTATGGTCCTTCCTAATTTCCCAGGTTAACCCAAATTTATAAGCATATTTTTTAATAACCTCATAAGAGACTCCTAGTTCCTCAGATATTTGCATTGGCGTCTTAGTTTTTAATTCTGACGCCAACCAAACTGGATTAGTATACTTTTCCCTGGCTTCACCAATTAAGGCCAAAGATACGCCATTACAGGATACCTTATCGCCTACACTAAGTTCTTTAAGGCGCCGCCATCCACTTTCAGTGAAAATTCGGTGGTCCATTGAGCACTTTAGTTGCTTTCCATCATCTAAGGTAACTAGATATAGATCTTTTTCCGTGTTTTTAAATACTTTTCCAATCTTTGAATATTCAAAATAACCCCTATCTTCATTAAGACTTCGGACTAAAGGAAGTTCTTCTCCTTTAGTATACATTTCATACAACTGAGAAATAGTTGTAGTCTTTACTTTTTTTCTTTTATTCACGGTAATTAAACTTTCTCCTGCTAAGCAGTCAAAAGTAACTCCGACTCGATGAGTTCTGGCCTGCACCATTACGCTATGAACATATCCAGAAACAGAAAATGTAATCTGTGGATGCTCGGCGCAGCCCCAATGATGGCGTTCATTAGCCAAAAGAGTTTCTACAACCCATTCCCCGCACTTTGCCGGAGAAGGAATTTTTTGTTCATGAATAGGTGTTTCAGAATAATCATTTCTTGCTGCCTGGTATATAACCTGCTCAGGAATAGGATAACACTGAAGAACCACTGTCTGTAAACGTTT